AAGTTAATTCCTTTTCAGTTTTAGAATGGTCTAAATCCGGAAATCTTTTTTTAAGATTGTTTTTTCCGAAACCAAACTTATGAAATCTTTTATATTTATTAATTTTTGAGTTATAATAATAGTATGCTGGTTTAGTAACCGATGCCAATCTAAACCCTAAATTGGTATATAAATTATTATTACTATCTGTAGTCCATCTTCTATCCGCAAAACTAATTATTGATTTTGGGTTATGTTCATTAATGAAAAATTTAAGGAATTTAGATGCTAATCCTCTTATAATATAATTTTGTTTTGTAGAATATCTACTTAATTCGAACTCTCCGTCATTATTCTTGGTCATATTTCTATTTTTGTTAAATGTTATAACACCAACTAATTCATTATTGTAATATCCCCCATAATATATATCTGACTTATCGGTTCCCTGTATATGATTATTATTTAAGAAAAATGTTTTATCCTCCAAATTAATTTTCTTAATGGTGACATTTCGACCTCCTATTTTGGTACCAGAATTTACCTTTAGTAAATGTTTTAGTTTTGATTTGACTAATTCCTTATTAAGAATCCACTCGTCTTCAAAAATGTGTATCAATTTATAACCAATTTGATTACATCCTATTGTTTTATTTAAATGGTACGAACTACTTTTACCCATTTTTTCTGTATGGTAAAATAATCCGTTGTATTCAATACAAATGTTAGTATCTTCTATTACCAAATCAATCTCTTTGCCGTCAATCAATTTACGATTTTTACCTTTATTTGTGATAAATCCAAGACCCTCTATAAATTCTTTTATCTCAGTTTCACCCTTAGATGTCCAAGTAGGTGTCATATTGATATTTGTAATTTTAACTAAGTCACTTAACGATTCTGAAATGGTGGTTGAGATTATTTTATCATTGGGGAATTTTAATTTATACTCACTTATAGTTATATCATGTTTACTTATTAGATGTGTATTTGTTACACTTTTCATTTTTTTACCACACAACTTACAGATAACATAATTTTTACTTTTAGATAAAAATTTATTTAATTCTAAACTTTTAGTATAGTTTGGGTGGTAAATGATATCCTCTTTAAATTTTAATAAGTAATCTTCTAATGTTATTTTGTGAGAATTATTTATGTGTTTTTCAAAACAACCTGTCTTATTGGTTATGTCAGGTGTCTCCCATTCACATAATCCACATTTTCTTGTCTGAGATATTTCAATTTCTATTACATTAAAATATTCCTCAAACCATTTTTTTTTATTTACTGATTCGTATTTTTTTCTTTGGTAAGTATTAGTTGGAATCCACACATCCCCGTATAATTCAATAATATGTTTGGTCAATTTACCAGATAAATTATTGGGGTCTTTTATTATTATATTAGTTTTTTTACATTGAGCAACTAATTCGTTATCACCTGACGCAGAATATAAATTATTTTTATTTTTTTCTATTTTTACACTATCTCCTGTCTTTATTTGACCTCCTCTTTTATTAATCTCTATATTATTTTCCTTTAATATATGACTAATTTTTTTGTGCCCTACTTTAAATTTTTCACCTAATTTATGTGTACTGGGTGTTTGGTTTTGATATAGATAAATAATATTAATAACATCTTCATGAGTTAATTTAGTTTTCATTATAATGTGTTTATGATAAATATAAATAAAACATTTAAAAAATCAAATCTCAACCCATTTATTTTTAACCCACTTAATTATTTTTAATAAAAAAAAAGGAGACAATTTCTTGTCTCCTTTTAGTGTATTAATTAAGTGATTGATTATCTCAATTCTCTTAAATCAAATGTTCTAACACCATCTACAGTAATTCTTCCGTAAAATCTGTTATTTACCATCTTTTTCGCGTATCTTGTCATAATACCTTTGATTGGTGTAAAGTTAAACGGATTGTACATTGTAGGTGTCAATTGTAATGGAACGTATGGTGCGTAAATGTACCCCGTATCTAATAAAGATGTTCCTTTGTGTCCCATTAACACTTGGTTAGGTGGGAAGTAAGGGTCTCTATATACTTGGTAACGACCAGCTAATGTTCCAACTCTTTCAATACCCATGTTGTATTGGTCTTGTTCAGGAGCCGCGTTTGATACGTGGAAATATTCCAAATCATCAAAAATAGCACTGATTTCAGAAGAAACAACTATCCAGTTTGCTCCACCTCTCAATGTAGATTTGTGGATTTGAGCTGAAATTTGGTTGATTGCTGTGATTAAAGTTTGGTTCCAATCTTTTTGAGTATAAGGAACTGCACTTGAACCAAGACGTTTCCAACCATTGTAATCCCATCTCAAGTTCCAAGCCGCACCTTTACGTAAATCTCTTAAGATTTCACGGTCGATTTCAGCCGCAACTTGCTCAGACAACAATGCTGTCAATTCAGCTTCAGCGTCAATGTTATGGAAAGCAGCAACGTCTTGTGCCATTTCTGGAGACCATTGAGCTCTTAATTTTCTTTCTGTTACAGAAACAGTTACTGATTGAAGGTCAAAAGAAACCTCACCAATTCTATCTTCAAACTCTAAGTTTTTGTAGATTCTGTAAGTTGCTCCGAACGCATTGTTATTTGCAGTTGATGAAGAGAATGTTGAACCTGTATAACCGTCCATTGAACCTCCACAAGTAATACATACCGGTACTTGTAAGTCAACCTCTAAGTAAATTACACCCTGTGCGTCACATAAATTATCATATTGACCACCGCCTGTTTTACTATTAGGGAAAACTAAAGTTTCATTGTTATTACCATACTGAACAATACCTTTACCATATTTTTGAGTTACAACTCTAAATAAATAAGGATTGGTTGTGTTAGCTGAAGTGTAAACGTTAGTACTTATACCTTTAATTGTTAAATCTGATAAGAAAGATTCGTTATCCATTGGTTGTCCATCAGGGCCAATCAATTTACCAGCTCCGTCAGAAGCAAAACCTGACATTGCGATTAGTACTTTTCTGTAGTCAGTTTCACCATAACCTGATACAACTAATGAATCTCCAACCCAAGCAACAGTTGCTACTGATGCGGTAATAGCTGAAAATTGTCCTTTAGAATAGTCATATAAACCTGGAGGGTCTAATGCCGGTTCATTACCTTCGTAGAATCTATCATAAAGGTCTTTAGTTGCGTTGTAATCATAACCTGAATTAGGTGTTTGTGTGTCAGGTGCGTTTGGTGAACCATACGGTGCGTAGTGAATACCGTTAGTCGATGTAGACTCATCGGTATAAGACTGAATGTTAGGTACAAAGTAGAATAATTTACCGATTGGTAAGTTCATTGCTTGTACTGAAACGATGTCGTTTGCTAATAATTTAGAGAATACACGTCTAACGATTGGGAAAACCACTGTTTCGAATGCACCTGTGTCAGATGTAGATGATGCTTCGTTAATTAAGAACGATGCTTGGTTTTCGTATAATTGTGCTACGTTTTCTCTCATGTGACCTTTAAGACCCTCTAAGAATCCTAATTTGTCCCATTTGTTGATTGTGTCTTCTTTAATAACTTTAAGGTGTTTTAACCCGATGTTACCAACAAGACCTGATTCTAATAATGCTCCCATTTTAGTATTTGTTTTGTTTTAGATTTATTTTTATTATTACCCCAACTTACTAATCAAATCCTTCATTCTTAATAGTTGTGGATTCTCATAGGTTTTAGTTTCAATTAGAGTAGTTGATGAACCTGTAGATACAGATTTATTTAATTTAGTACCTACTGATTCGTTTATTGATTTTGTTTCTACCTTAGACAATTCATCTTTGACTGACTTATAAAGATTTTTAGATTCTTTTAAAGTGTCAACATTGTCAAATCTTCTAAGGATATTTATTTTTTCTTTTTTAGTAGTTGAATGTTCTGTGAACAATCTTGTAGCGTAAGCTAAGTTTGAGTTGAAGATTGCAACTTCATTAAGTTTTTCTCTGAAAACATTTAATGCTTTTCTGTATTCTTCATTTTTTTCTCTCAACATACTAACTTCTTCTTGAGTAGATTCAGTTTTAACACCATTTTTACCATAAACATAGTTTCTGTTAGGTGTTATACCTTTTCTCAATCCTCTACCTTCTTTAGAACCCATTCCGTAAGTTCTTGCAGCTTCCTTAGTTTCTTCTTTCTCGAAAGCCCTTCTTTTAAGAGTATCTCCCTTTTTAGTAGTGTAGTCTTCTTTACCTTTCATAGTTTTAGACTTATCATCTTTATCCATCCCGTAATCACCTTCTTTAGTTTCAGCTTTTACTATTTTGGATTTACCTTCCATGTTAGCACCTTTTTTATATTCAAATTTTGGTTTACCTGTTCCAACCAATTTAGGGCCTTGTTTCATACCTTCTTTAAATCCGCCAGTAGTTTTTTCATATTTGAATTTAGGTTTTCCAATACCAACACCTTTAGGTTTGTAGGTTTCATTAGTCATGTGTTCCATTTCATCCATGTCTTCGTCTTCCATCTCCTGTTCATCCATGTCTTCGTCTTCCATTTCATCATCCATGTCTTCGTCTTCCATTTCATCATCCATGTCTTCGTCTTCCATCTCAATTTCGTAAACAACTTCGTCCATGTCATCTTCTTCATCCATATCTGACATATCTCCACTAAAAATAGCATCGATTACATCATTAACGGTTTCATCATCTTCCTCCATCATGTCGTACTCATCTTCCTCCATCATTTCTGAATCGTCTTCCATAGACTCACCAAGTTTAACAAGATATTCAACGTCAGAATCGTCATCAGTTAAATGAATTTCATCACCGTCTTTTTTAACAATAATTCCATCATTTTCACCCATCGCTTTAAATACTTTCAAAATTTCTTCATCAGAAGCATTTGTTAAGTCGATTGGCATTTCGTCTGAATCCATGTCTAAATCCATTTCCATGTCAGAATCTTCATCAGAATCCATATCCATGTCCATAGTCATATCTACGTCATCGTTATCAGCAGACATATCCATGTCAGCATCTAAGTCAACCTCAGTCTCGTCATCTTGTTCGGAAAGAGATTCTTTTACTAATTGATTGATTTCTTCCTTCATCGTTGAAGCAAGTATTCCTTTTGCATTTTCGGCTATCGCTTCTTCAACTTGTTTCATTTGAATAAGAGCCTCTTGAACTAATTTGTTTTCACTCATATAGGAAATATATTTATTTAACTAATAAATATTACCAAAAAATAAAAAATCCCATTTATTAACCGGGAAATGTTAATTTTTTAGATGTTTATGATTTTATTCTTTAATAAATATCTTCCAAGCATAAAAAAAGTGGTCGTTTTTGACCACTTTAGTTTAATTGACCTAAATAAGTCAATTTATTTTTGTTTTAGATTAATCAATAACCTCATCAATCTTACTTTCAGAAACTGAAGTGATTCTCCATTCGTGAGTAAACCCTTGATACTTTTCAGTAACTTTAGCCTCAACGTCTGTTACCGAATAACCTTTAACAAGTTTTTCTTCTCTAATTTTTTTAATTTTACCACTGTTTTCATCAGGTAAATCATACTGAACTTTTGCAACAAAAAATTTTTCTTCCATATTTTAAATTTAATTTCCCAAATAATCGGTTAATTTTCTCATTAAGTCAAGTCCTTTAGATTGAAATTCTGAATTTTCAGGTGATTTATATTTTTTTTCTTCTTCTAAATTTTCTTCATATCTTTCTCTATCCTCAGGTTTAGTAAATAAATAAGCTCCCGGAGTTGATGGTGATGAAACCAAATCAAAACAAATTAATTCAAAATCATCTTGAACTTCGTTTCTTTCCCCAACCTTTTTTAAAGAACCTACTCCTCTCGAAGAAACTCCCATAGTTACACCTTGTCTCATAAGATTTGCTGCTTGGTCTCCCTTCGTCGATACAATACCTCTTTCGTGAAATCCTGGTGATGTTAATAACTTAAGTTTCCCCATTAGGATATTCTTGTCCCACCATATGTCTGTAATCATATGGGCCACTCTGTCTAAATCTATTAAAGATGATTCAGGGTGGTTAAGTTCTGAAGTTGATAAACCTTTAGCAATTGCCTTCTTATAGTTCTCAGCTTCTCTTTTTAATATTCTTTCAGGATAAAATCTTCCATTCCTATTTGGTGTATCGTATTTTTGTAAAACCGCATAAAATTCAAATGGATTTCTATAATCTAAATTTGACGCTTCTTTTAATATATCCGCATTACGTATATCTTTTGGTGATACCCAACCTGCATCCGTTTCGATTAGAATACCATGACCAATTTCATTCGCCTCTAAAATTCTTAATTGTTTCATTGATAGTTTTTAAGATAAATATATCGATATACTATCTTTATTTATTTTTTGATGTGGAAAAAGTAAAGAATTCGTTTTCTACCACATTTTCTAATACAATATTTTTTATTATTTCTTTAACGGATTCTTTTAATTCGGGAGATTTAAAATGAATCTCTTTATTAGGATATATATTAATCTCCAAATTTAAAAATGATTTTTTACCTTCAAACAATCCACTACTTCTCAAATCCAAATCAACAATATTATGTTCTTTAAATAGATTTTTATCGATAGAATTGAACACAGAGTTTTTAATTTCTTTATTTAAATTACTAACAATTCGGGGCCAATTAAGTTGATTTGATTTTGGTGACACCCAAGATTGAATATTAATATAAACTGATTTTAGATTTGTAGAATCTACGGTACCATAAACCGATTTTATTGGATTAAATAAGTTTAATTTTACACATTTACCTTTTTTCATTCATCATTTTTCTTGCACATGTTTATTTTTTTAAAAAAATAGTAAAAAAAACACTAATGTCAAAACTTTTCTGAATATTCAAATATTTGTATTATATGATAATAGTAAAAGTTGCAAATGATGGAATTGAAAAAGCCTTAAAGGTTTTCAAATATAAAGTTAATAAAACTCATCAAAATAAAATTCTTTTAAATAAAAAAGAATTTGTTAAAAAATCTATTACAAGGAGAACTCAGATACAAAAGGCATCTTATACTCAAAAATTTAGAAATTCTTTAGATTGATTCCTCCAAATTTTTTAACTTAATAAAATTTAATTGGTCGAATTTTTCTGTTTTTAATTTGTTAATAGTTTCTGATAATTTTGTTTTTAGTTCAAACTCTTGTTCTTTTTCTAACATGGAATTAAGTTTTGTGATTGCACTTTCGCGAATTGTTTCAAACTTATTCTCAAGAGTTTCTGTATCTTCAGAAATTAATTGAATGAATTCTTTTTTTGAGGATTCATCCAAA